GAAAACGTCCGGAACTTCTCCACCAGTTGGTTTACGATTTTCTCGCAGTAGACGTTCACCGCCGGGTAGGTCACTGCGGTTGCCCGCTCCACCAGTTCGAGCGCCACGTTCTCGGGCGTAATCTGCGCCGTCCCCAGCGGCGCCACCGCCGTCTCGCCGTTCAGCGCCAGAGCCTCCAGGGTGAGATTCACGCCGCTCGGCCCCGTCAGCAACTGTACGGTCATGGCCGTTGCAGTGGTTCCTATCGTTGTCGGCATCAGCCCCTCTGTAAGATCCGCGCCAGCACCTGCACATAGCTTGGAGCTTGCCCATTCCCCGGCTTGCGGCCCGTCGCGCTGATCCACACCGGCTGCACCCAGGCCGCCCCAACCCCGAGCGGCGAGCTGTTCTGCATCGTCATGCTGTCCGGATCCGTGCCAACGTATACGTTCCACCCGGTGGCATTAGTTGGCGCCGGCCCGAGCGTCGCCGAAAACGAGCTGGACGCTGTCGTAATCGCCGCTGGAATCGCGGTCGCCCCTTCTTCGTTCACCCGGTTCACCCAGGCTGCGGTCACGTAATAAATGTTGTCCGGCAAACTCCCGGGCGACGCGGCCAGTGCTGGTGTCGCCGCCCGCGGAACCGGTATTGATGCCATCCCGGCTCCGGCCTCGATCAGCCGCTCTCGATACGACACCGCCATCTGCTGGAACTGATCGCGCTTGCCCATGTACCGGTCGTTCAGTTGACTGCTGTACGCGTCGCTGTATACCAGCTCCAGCGTTCGGTAGGCGAACCACAGCTTGAGCGCCGCCGTTACCACCACGTCTTCCAATTTCGGTTTCACCACCGCCCACAACAGGCGATCCGCCGGACTCGTCCTCTTCAGCAATGCATGCAGGTCCAGACCGATTTCTTCGTGCGCCATTTCCAGCTTGTGCGTGACATCGATCCCCTCGATGCTGGCCACGCTTTGCAACTGCGAGTCCAGCATCGCCAGGTGTTCGATGCTGCAAGGAGGTCCGTCCGTGAATAGTGCCATACCCTTATGCCTGGTTTTTGGCGCGTTTCCCCGCGTCCTGGATTTTGTTCCATTCCGTCACCGGCAGGAACGTCATCTGCACCCTCGCCGCCGCCATGGCTTCATCCGCCGCTTGCTTGGCTTTGGCGCGCGCCTCGCGAAAGGCCGCTGCGTCCGCCTCCTTCGCCAGCCGCGCCGACCCTTCCACAATCAACTTCGCTGCCAGTGCTGGCGTCACTTCGGTTAGCCTGCCCGCGGTGCCCCCATCCGGTGTTTCGCAGCTCTCCACCACCGGAAACGGATCGGCGATCTTCGCTTGCGTGTCCCGTATCTTCTGGTAGTACAGTCTTAGATCCATTCCGCCCTCCTGGCGTCTTGTGCGGGCCGGCTGACCGCTTTCCTCCGCCGCCGGCCCGCTTCATGGCTCTGCCTCGTTAGGTGTTCACCTGCACGCCGCATTCGTTGCGCAGCACGCCGCACCCGTACAGCACATCCACCGTGAACTGCTGTGCCAGCGTGTTCGGCTGGTAGCTCATCACTACCCGCATCCCGAAGTTGCCCAGCTCGGCGTACTCGGCAATCGCTCCCGTTCCCGGAAGAGGCTGCGGCAGCCGGCGAACTACCAGGCCGATCGCATCCCGCGTGAACCCCAGGTTGTGCGTGTTGTTGCCCGTCTTCGGCACGAATTGCGAACGGAACACGTAGAAGTCTTTGTACTTGCCGATCGTCCCGTCAATCAATGCCGCCAGGCCCGCCGCGCCCGCCGTCTGGAACTCCTCGAACAGCGGAATCTGCCGCCAGGCCGAATAGGCCGCCGCGTCCACCACGATGTACTTCTGCTCGCTCGGAGCCACCTTGGCCATGAACAGGGCCGTTTCTGCCGCGTCAATAGTGGCTTCCGTCAACGCCGTACCTGCTGTCCCTACCGGCGTGTTCGTTGTGAAACCCGCATAAAGGTTCAGCAGGTCGCTCTCGATTTTCTGCGCGATCGCCGCCACCGCCGGCTGCATGTAGATCTTCAGCAGATCCGGCACCGCCAGCACCTTCGTCACGTCCGGAATCTGGAAAGTCGCTTCCGCGTGCGTGTTCAGCACGATCTGGGCGTTGCCCAGACTCGGATTCTGCGGCGTCACCGTGCTGCCGTCCGCGATGTTGTTGGCTTGCATCGTCGGCGGTATCGGCACGTTCACCGTATCCCCGGCGTTTGCCAGCACCGGCTCGTAATCGCGATTGACCAGGTTGCCCATCACCAGGTTTCCTACCAGCACCGGCAAAGCGTCCGCCGCTACCAGCTTCACAATCGCGCTTGCGACGTTATTGGTTGTAATTGCTCCCATTCTTTCTCCTTCTCGTTTTTACTTGCCGGCCTCCTGGCCGGGCTTGTCACTACAGACCCTTTAAGGTCTGCGACGCCACGCGCACGATTTCTTCTCGTACCCGCCGCATGTCTTCCGCGCTCATGCCCGGCCGGATTCGTTCGAGCGTCACCGCTTCGCCTCCGCCCACTGGGCTTTTTAGCATCCCTGCCATTCCGCTCCCCCCGGGGATGCGCGCCGGCAGAAACTCCGGATTCTCTTTCACGAACGCAGCCAGGTACTCGCGAACCGGCAGTTCTCCGCCCTCGCCCCGTGCTACCAGCCGTCCGTCCTCGCTCCGCACGATCTCGTCCTGCACCGCCTTAAAGGCCAGATCCACTTTCGCCACCCCCAGACGCTGCAGTTCCGCCCGCACCGCCGATGCGCGCTCCGCCTCCTCCGCCACCAGCCGGCTGCGTTTGTTCTCCTCCACCAGCTCGTTGACGCGGCGCTCCAGTTGTTCCCTTCGCCGTCGCTCTTCCTGCAACTCAGCTTTGTGCGCCGGCTCGGCTTTGGCCTGTTCGTTGTTCACAAACTCCTGGATCGCCTGCCGCACGATCGCTTGAACGTCGGTTCCTTCCATACACCCCTCCCCCCGAATTTCCTCGCAGATTGTTCTTGTGCCGCTGTCCTCGCGCACGCAGGTAAGGCAGCCCGCGCTTTCGGCCGCCTTATCTCGCCGCCTCCTCAATCTCTTCCGCCACCTGGCTCTTCACTTCCTGCCGCGCGTCGGCCAGGTACTGGTTCGCCAGCCGCTTGTAAATCTGCTTGGTCAGCGTGGGTGACTGGATACCCAGGCTCAGCAGCTTTTGAGCGTCGTCCAATTCCGTACTGAAGTCGTTGATGTCAAACTCGTCCATCCCCGCGACATCGATCGAGACCTCGTCCTGCCGCGCTGCCGCCACCGCCCACAGCACCCGCTTCATGCTTTCCCGCACCGCTGTTCCGTATGCTCCGAGCACCTCGGCGGTGGTCGCGAAGTCCAGTTGTTTGCCCAGAGCCGATTGATTGGCCGTGCTCGATGCCCCTCCCATCGCCTGGTTGTTCAGGTAACATACCCGGTAGATTTCATCCTTCATCTGAACCAGGTTGTCCGCCGCGATCTGGTAGACCTTGCCCTCGGGCTCCGTCCACCCGAACCGGTCCTCCGGTCCAAGCTGGATGTAATAGGACTCGCCCACAATCTGGTTCCACTCCCGCTCCGAGTACACCACCGGCATCGCGAACAGCCCCATCGTCAGCGCCCACGCCAGCGCGTTTGACTTATTAAAGTGCTTCAGTTGCAGCAGCGCGGCTCTGTTCATCAGCCACAGGCCCTCTGTCACCCGCATCTGGAATAGCGGCACCCGGCCTAGCGAAGCCAGCGCGTGCCACCCTTCGTCGATTCTTTCGACCGGCTTCCCCTCGCCCGCTTTCCGGTAGACCTGAAAGTTCTCCCGGTCGTAGTAAATCCAGCGCGTCTCCTGTTCCCACTTCGCATCCGTCACCTGGGATTGCTGAAGGCACGACGTCCGGATCACCGCCCAGTCCATCCCTCCGTTCGGGTCGTAGTTCCAGTTGATGACTTCGTCCGCGCCGTAATCCGCGAGGTACGCTCGCGAGGTCCCCGCGGCGTCTTCTTCCGCCCTCGTCAGTGCCGGCCCCGTCGTGCGCGGAAAGTCCACTACCAGGTAACTCGAACCGCACACCAGCGCTTCCACGAATCGTTTGCGGAAAAACTCGCTCAGACTTGTGCCCTTCAAATCGCAATCGTTCGCCAGCAGGCTGTAAAAGTTCTTCGCCCCGGCGTCTGTCCCTTCTAGCATCAGCGCCGGTTCGCGATGCATCAGCGTCGCTGCGTACCAGTCCACGATCGACCCGATGTAGTTCTGATAGAACACCCGGCTCAACCGCTCCTGGTAAACCTCTCCCGGTTCTTTGTGCCGCCGCAGCAGGTACTCCGCGGCGCGCGCCCGCAACTGTTCGCCGCCCGCGTACAGGTCCCTGTAGCGTCGCCACGTTGCCTTTCGCGCCATGTACTCCGGATGCTCCCGGTTGATCGTCTCCATGATTAGAACAATCGCTCCCGCCGCTCCCCGATTCTGGGAAGCGTTCTGCACTCCTGCCACAACAGGTATCCCAACGCGTCCGATAGGTGCGTCCTCATTCGGTCCCGATCTTTATCGATCGCATTCGAATCGGCCTTGTAAGTCACTTGCTCCAGATCCTTGATCAGTTCCTTGCACTTCGGGTCCACCAGCAGCCCGACTTCTCCCGTCGCCGATCGCAGCTTCGCATTCGTCAAGTTGATCCGTTCCCGCACGCTCGGGTTCGCTCTCGGAACGTGGTACTGAAGCGCCATCCCCGAGTGCGCCTGAAGGTATTCGCGGATCATTTCGTAGTCCGACGCTCCCGTCGTCTGCCGCTGGTTGCCCGACGCGTCTCCGTAAACGTGAACGCCTGCCAAATGCTCCGGATACTTCTTCAGGAATTCCTCGCAGGCTTCCATCGTCGTCCCGTTCCGCAACACGATTTCATCCAGCACCCGCACCTTGCCGCCCGCGATCTGCACCACCAGCGAGCTCATCGGGTCCACGTTGAAGTCCAATGCCCACAGCAGCGGCAGCCTCTGGTCCGGGCCCATCTCCGTCACGTTTTGTGCCCGAGCAAACGAGCTGTAAACCGTGCCTCCGCTCAGGCTCAGGTACGCACCCAGCGCCTCCTGCTGGAAAAACTGCTCGTCGTAGCTCTCCCGCAGCCGGTCGTAAAAATCGGGCACCCTCGACAGCAAGAACCGGTTTTCGTAGGCCTGCGCCACCACCACCCCGTACCCCTTGGTGGGTCCATCCACGAATTTCCGGTACACCCAGTCGTAACCTTTCGGCGTCCACACCGCGAAGCCGCACAGCCGCTGCGCCTTCGGGTCCCGCAACCTGCCCTCCAGCCGCAGCCACGCCGCCTCCGGTGTGTAGGTCAGTTCATCCAGCCCGTACCACGCCAGGTTCGTCCCGCGCAGCC